CTCCGCTCGCATCGTAATAACTGTACAACTTTTCGTGTGCCCGCACATACGCATCCACGGCCTTCACCTTCTCCGCATATTTTTTCTCTTCACCCTGCAACGGTACACCATTTTGCATGTCCTGAAGAATCTCTTCTGCACTTCGTCCCTTGGGTGGCGTCGGGTACATTCCCTGGAGAGCTGCTTTCAAATCCACATCCGGATAGCGTTTGCGCACATATTTTTCTTTCGCGTCCTTATCTGTTTCTAAACTCGTTTGCCGTGCGGGTTTTTTCTTTTCACTACTTTTTTGAGTTTGCCGCTCACTCATTCCTTGTTCTTTTGCCCGTTCCAAATATACACTGATCGGGATCTTATTTCCCAAGTCGCCAGTCTTTGCTTCTTCTATGCTAAATTTTCCTGTACTTGGATCGTAGTATTGCTCATATTTCGGAGCCGTTTCTCTCACTTGTTGTGGTTCCTGGTATGACGGATTTCCTACCGTCGTTGTGTTCGTCGTCGGGTCCGTCGTCACCGGAACTATTGAGCGCTGTGTTTTCATCAGCGTGGTCTTCGGCTGCCGTGCGGCATTCGCCTGCTGGATCAAATTAAATTCTCCCTGCATCTCCGGCGTTTCCCTCAGCATCTGGCCAATATTGAGTATGTCGTCATAACTCGCATTCGCCAGATTAAAAGGGCTTCGTCCCGCGCCGGATGCTGTGCTTGTCGAAGCACCATCCAGCATATCCCGAAACCTCTGCTCGTTTTCCTGAAGACGTTTCTGCTTATAGTGCTGCTGCACTAATCCCGCCAGATCGTTAATCGCCGGTGCGCTTCTCTGTAATGATTCATAAATTCCCATCGTTCACCTCAATTATTCGAATACTTCCGTAACATCTGCATTACGGTATCCAGCGTGCCTGCATCCGGACTGCTTAATTTTTTGAAAAGTCCATCCATATAATTTTGATTTTCCGGTGTGATGCCGTTCAATACATTCTTTCCTCCTCCGGTCAACATCGAAGCCCCGGTCGAAGCAGCACCGGCAACCGGATTGATGAACTTCGCCGCTGTCCCGGCAATGCCCAAAATGTCGTCGAACGTGCTTGCATTGCTTAGTGTATTCAGATATTGCTGCGTCGCGTCCATCCGGCCGTTCTTCATAAAGTTGGCAAGGAATTGTTCATCTCCCCGCTCCACGTCCAATCCCTTTTCCGCCGCATTGCTTTCTAAGTCTCCGAACGCCGTCGCATAACGGGAATCGATATCGCCGAACGTCGTCTCCGGCATCGCATTGCTCCCGCCCATTCTCATCGCAGCGCCGGACATGGAATTTGCCCGGCGTGTTGCAAGATTTCCACGCGCCGGGTCGAACGTCCTCGATACATCCCCAGCCGTTCGCCGCTTCAGCCCGTACGTGTTTTCCACATTCCCGATCGTGGAAAGACTATCCATAATATCCTTCCAGCTCGCCTGCCCTTCCCGCTCTCGCGGGCTTGTAAATATATCGCTCAAAAAACTCATACAAATTCCTTTCTTATTGCACACTCCAATGAACAACAAACATGCCTATTTTCTTACTCAATGTATTGTTCGGATTCAGAAAGAACCCAACTTGACTGGCGGACGATATAAAATCTGTGCTTGAAACGCTGTAAAACAAATTCCAATACCTGCCATCTACAGACCAGTAGCAATATCGTGTTCCACCCGTTGTTTTTATCCGTAACCAAAGGAAACTATTCACACCTAATATGATAGTAGCAGAGGTGTAGTCCGCAGACCAACTTGTCGGCGAATTCCATTTGTTGACAAACAGTTCGGTTCCTCCGGTTGTCCTCGTCGAGTACTCAAGTGCGATCATCTTTCCCGTCCACGCATTGCGCCAGAATAACCCTACACCATGATAATTCGTATAATACATCTGCGGCAATATTGCTGCAATTACATCGTGCGTGCTGCTATCTACGGTTTCCACGAATCCCGACACCGAGTCAACAGTTGTACTATTGTGCTCGATGTAAACACCGCCGTACGTTGTATCGACCGTCGCACTTCCTTGGTTAATCCAAGAAAATTTTGAAAATGATGGCTTCACCAACGTCGGCAGCCAGTACAACTGTGCACTCCCTCCGCCTCCGCCACTTCCGACTCTTGAACTAATCGCAGCAGCTGTATCTTTTAAGTTTTTCGGTGTTACATAACCCCACCCACTATCTGCTCTTGGAAGATATGTCGTGCTGTCACCCTTACCGAGTTTTCTTGTCTCAAGCGCGCTTGCCGTATCTTTTAAGTTTTTCGGCGTGCTCCACACAACTCCAGAATCGCTTCTAAATAAATAATTACCAATCGGTTGATATGTCTGTGCAGCATGGGAGCGCGTTTCTATCTTTGTCACCGTATCGATACTCATCGTATGCGTTGCAAAATAATACGGCGTAATAAACAACCAGCTGCTATCACCTCTACTCGCTTTCTTTGCCAGCGAATCACTCAGCCCCCTCACCATCCACCACGGCAACGGAGTACTCAACGTTGAGACATTATCGATTTCCATACTATCTCGCATCGGATATGGAATTCTCAAAACCTTGTGCGGCGCCGTCGGATCCACATACAGCCATTGCTGTCCCATTGCCGACACAGTAGCCATTATTATTAACGTCATCAAAAATATTTTTTTCATAAATTCTCCTTAATTATTGTATCAACACAATACATTGAGATGCACTCGTGGTATTGCCATTACATTCTCCAAACAAATTTATTTCCCATGTGTACCATGAGCCATCGGTTAGTTGAGAATGTACATCGGACCATTGTAGATTCATCGTGGCGGTCATTCCTACATAACTGGTTGAATTAGTTACGCCAGATTGCCATGATTCGTAATTGGTTATCTCTGCTATCGTTACCGATATATATGTTTCATAGGATGAGCTTTGAACCTTGACCAGTCCGATTGCAATGAGGTAAGTCATTCCTGTTTTATATAAAAATTTACCGCGCAGGATTTTATGCAAGGTACCGTCAGATACCGTATATACCGGAAAGTCTGGCGCGCCTACACTTGCATAAATTGGCAAACTATTCCAAATTGTTTGGCTGCTTGATGTTGGTAAATAGTACCCTGCTGCTATACTAATCGTTGGCGTTGTTCCACCGCTCGATGATAATCCCGTTCCCGCACCAACAGATGTTACTTGTGCGGTATTGGTCACATTTCCAAGGCCGACAGAAGAAGAGTTGAGTGTTTGCCATGTTTTATCTCCTCTCCAATATTGTGCAGTTGTTCCTGCTGTAATCGCTGGTTCTTTTTGACCAAGTAAATAATTTGCACGAACAGAATCCATCTTTGCGAACCACAATAAACTGTCGGCCACAAATCTTGAAACTATAAAATCCCACTGACTATGGTTATTCGTTGTTGTGTACCAAGAACTACTCGTATAAATTGGATCAGATTCGGTTTTTAAATATCCTTTTGCTATCAGCCCCGAAGGAGTAACATATCCTCCAGCGTAAACACCACTATCTGCTTTATTAACTTGAAGATTGTTTGATACATTACCAAGTCCTATCGCCGTTGAATTAAATGTTTGCCAAGATTTATCGCCTCTCCAATATTGCGCAGTAGTTCCATTGGCTATGGTGTTTTCCTTTCCCGCAAGCAATCCGTTCACACGCGTCGAATCCATCTTCCTTCCCACCACTCCAATCGTAGAGTCTATTCGAGCGTTGATTGTATCCGCCTTACTTTTTAAGCGCCGTTCATCCACTAATTTATTTTGAGCGAATAAAATTACCGGCAGCATCGATAATAAAAACACAAAATATAATCTTTTCATACCCACTCCGTTCCCGACCACCAATAGGGCCGTCCTTCATCTGTATCCAAAAATCCTATCACCGGACTTGTCGGTGTAAGCGTTGCTCCCAGCGCATTTCGTTGAGCAGTTGTTCCCTTGTTTATGGTGCAGGCAGCGATCTCAGCTTCCAACGCTGCCAACTTGCTATCGTCAAGATTCATCTCTACAGCGCTCTCTCTTACGAGAGCCCACTTTACGAGTAATCCTGCATCATCCGTTCCACCCGCCGAAGTAATTGTAAAACTGGTTTCCGGCGTTATGTTGCTGTATGAGATCTTTGCGCCACTTGTTCCTGCCGGTGGATCGAGCAGTACCATACTGTTCGCTTCTATGTCTTCGCTTTCTACATCTGCCGTTCCGTTTGCATCGAGCATCACGCTCCCGTGCGGCATAGTACTCTTCGCCTTCAAAAGCGTTAGCATATCCGGCGTAAAGAAAATATTGATCGTGCCTTCTTGAATGTCATCTAAAGTATCTGTGCTTTTATCGAAGGAATTTCCCGTTGCTTCATTGACAATTTTCGTGACTGTTGTTCGCGTAACGCTGCTTCCCTGCGTTTCCGTTATCGTGCTGAACTTCTGCTGCACATGCTCTTCGAACTTCGCCAGCACTTGCCTTAACGCTTCGGACGCTTTCGCCGGATCCGCCGGCAATTTCATATTTCTAAAATTTACAATCATTTTTTCTTTTCCCCTTTACCATCTACCTTTTACCTTCTAACTCCTCCCATCCATATCTCCGCCTGCGACCATCGGATCATAATACACATCCGCACTTTCAATCTTCACTTTCTGATTCGCCATCGTTGCTGCCGCATCGAACCGTATTCGGGATCCTTTGCACATGCTTCCTAACGGCGCATACAATTCCTTTATATTTTCCGTCGCCGGCAGTGTGTATGTTGCCGCGGCCGTTTCCGCATCATCGAGAAACATCGATACTGTAATCGGCACGTCTGTCTTATACTGGATCACCCAGCCGATCAACAAAACATCTAACGCGTTCCCGCCGCCGGCTTCTTTCAACGGCTCGATCTTGTTGCTCTCCCAGCTCATTGTATAACTTGCGCCGTCATGCAGTGTCGCGCCCGATTTATTCAGCGTGCACAGTTTGCCGTCCATCAACAGATCGATCGTACCGTCCATCGCTACCTTCATGAGTTTCGGCACATCCGCTAATTCCATCTGCATCCATCCGCCATTTTCAAGATCGTACGACCATTGCATTCCTGCCGCATTCACAATCAAAAGTTTATTCACACGATCGATTGCGCAGCTCGCCCCTTCCTTCTGCGCTGCCGTCAACGCTTTCCAGTCCTCAATCCACTCTGTGTTGATCGTCTTAAACTCTCGCGTGCTCAGCGAATGGATCCCGTTGTAATCGCACCAGTACACTTCGTCGTTAAAGAAGACCACGCTTCTTTGGCTGCATACGCCCACCGCTTGCGTCAACCGGTCCCGCTCGTATGTGGATCCGCTCGGCGTCAGCACAACAACACTTCGCTTCTTGCCGACGAACAAACTTTCTCCCATCGGCGCCAGCGCTACAATCTCATCGCCGTCCCCATACTCCACATCGATCGTGTGCGTTCCGTCGTAAGCAAAAATATCGACCTGCATCATCGCATCTCCGCTGGCCGCGCACACAAACACCGTGTTCGGATATTGATACGTTGTTCCTATCGCCGATCCGATCAGCACATTACCGATAAATGTTTTTGCACCGATCGTGCAGCCGGTCAAATATTTCACAATCCCCGTGGCATCGTACGCGCGTCCCATATCCGCATCGATCTCCGCTCCAATGCCTTGATACGCTACCTGATCGATGTTTGCCGCTACCGCGTCTCCCACCGTCCGGTAATCGCTTTCCCGGATCGATATTGTCGTTGTGCGATGGTAGAAATGTTTCGTCGCCGGATTGTAATACGGATCCGCTTCCCACGTTTCTTCCGTCACCACGCCCGTCGTATCGTTTGTCACCACACTTAAGTCACGTTGTAAGACTCGATAAAATCCCGATCCATCTTTTTCTATATATACATACGCATATCGGAGCCGCGGAGGAATTCCACCGGCACTCACTAACAACTTAAAATCAAGGCGCTGCGTCCCGTCCAAACTGATCGTAAAGACTGTCGGCGCCAGATCAATAATGAATCCGTCCCCGTATAACAGCGTTCCCGCCAGAAGAAGATTCAGCGTTGTGTTCGTTACCACAACTTGATATTGAGCATGTGTCGTATATGTCGTTCCATCGACATCTACATTTTTATAAACTACTTTCGTTGCAGCAAGCGTCACATGAGCATACAATTCCGCTCCATCCGTTCCTACGGCTGCGGCCGTTGCAGCGGCAATCGGCCACGATGAAACCAACGAAAGATCTGTAATGCTTCGCTTTTCTATCGTGTAACCACCGGAAGGGCAGGTGTCATATAAAAATCCGTTACAAACACAAACCGATGGATACTGTTGGATCGCACCCGTATCGAGCCAATTTGTTACGGCAAGTGTCGAGCAAAGTGCCTTGAAAATATACGACGTTCTGTCGTTACTGTGCGATGTTACGCCGTACAGATATCCACCGGCATAACAAAGGGAATCTATCTCTCGAATCCTGTCGGTGTTTGGTCCCTGGAACGTAATCGAATGGGCTAATTCTGCGACTGTCACATCATATTGCGCAATGCCTATGGGCGGATCCGCTATATCCAATGTTGTTGATGCTACATAAATATAGGTACCATCTGTAACGCAGAACGCTGTGCGGCAACTATATGCTCCCCAATACGTAATTTGGGGGCTACCATGTTCTGTGGTCGCAATATTTAAATGCGTCGTTACAATGACTGCAGTAAAATCGCTCAATGCAATTTTTGCAAGATACAGATAATGGTTCCCGTCATCGATCGTGTATAGCACCCACAAATATCCGCCCATTACGAGAATATCTCTAAACGTAAAGTTCGTTGCCGACGCAATCTGCAGCGCCTTCACAAACGTATAATCCTCTGCGGAATATTTATTGATCACGTTCGGAGTCGTTTTATCCGGCCGGTAAATGAATCCGCCGCTCAACGCAAATCGTTCGCCTGCAGAATCGACAGAATATTTCAGCGCTATTTCCTGCACCGCTCCGGCATGCGCTTCTACCGCCTGCCGTATCTGCCCGTCATCCGTGCCCAGCGCAACCTTCAACGCATAGCTGCCGGCAGCTAATGGACTCGATGCGTCCGTCTGTGCCGCACTCTCCAATCCATCCAACAGCACGGCATACCGCCACGGCGAGCCGCATGCCATATCAAGAATCATCCTATCCTGTGCAGCATCCGGAGTAGCCCACGAATACGTTTTCTTCCGGAATCCCACCATCCGGCTTACATCCTTGTCGGTGTTTCCTGTGGTCAATCGCACTTCGTTCAAATAATTCCAGATTGCGATATCCATTCGCCCAAGGTCAGGCAGCGTGTTCAGCAGATCATCAGCGCTGTACGCTGTTCCTTCATCGTTCGTCGCGTATGCACGTATGTGATACTGCGTTTCCGGCGCCAATCCGCTCAATATCGCAGTGAACAGATCATCTTCGTCTTCGCTCGTAAAGACGGTATCGCTTAACGTTGGGTTCGGATTTAAGCTCACCACCACGCCGCGTGCTGTAATCGCGCTCGCTCCCTCGTATGTGATATCGCAATCAATCGTTGCACCCGTTGGTGTCAATGCTTTCTGATCGACAATCTCCACTTCCGGCAATGGGTGTGTGTAAAAATCGATCTCGCTACCATAGCATACAGCATTTTGTAAAATCGCTCCTGCCGGTGGATCAGGTACAATGTAAGATCGCACATAATAATGTTCTTTATCGGATAGCCCTTCTACCGTAACACTCCACTCTCCAAGGGCATTACTATCTTTACAGACCACCGTATCGTCAAGCGTCGGATTCGGATGCGTTGCATAACAAAATCCTCGCCGCTTGATCGATAATTCCGTCTCAAGAACATGCATCGTCAATAATGCTGAACCGCCTGCCACATCTGTTACTGATACTGTTTTTAGAATTGCCAGCCATATCGGATTAATAATGGGATTCCCAAAATACGGATACCCGACACCCAAGACTGCCCATCCACCCGGCGATACTATGAAAAGAATTCCTTTCACTGTATCCATTCCTGCGCTTGGGAAATAGCCGGGATTTATATTCTCCATGCAATTCCCTGCTGCATTGGCTGTGCGGTATGAGAAGTTCATGACTAACGGCGGAGTCGTAGAGTGCACTATCTGTCCATAACCAAAAGTTTGATCTGGGTCCGGATATCCGGCGGCGCTCAAAACACAGCGCACATTATTTTCCTTGTCTACATCGCACCCTAAATTCGGCGTACGATTGACATAAGCTCCACTGCCACCATTCCAAGAAGGTAATTCCGTCAAATCTCCTCTGCCCATACCGTCATAGCCGGGAAATGCGCAACTTGTCTTGTACATTTTATCTTTTACCCATATCACACTTCCATCCTGGCCGCCATATATTGAAGTTCCCGGGCTACCGCCACCATGCGGCGTGCCCGTTTCAATTGCATAATATGTAGAATAAGCTGGCGTGTAAATATATCCGGGATTATTCAGCGGTTCCTGCGTATTTATTACTGTTTCGGGACTATATGATGCACCAAATGCATTTACAGCGTATGCTTTAATGGTGTAGCTCTGATTACCAAAGGGAAGTCCGCTTAACCACAGGTGATACGTAAAATCAGGAACCGTGTCAGTGTGCCATTCTTCCTCAATTGCATTTTTATATAAAAATCCTGTTTCCGTGATTGGTGCATCACCGGGGTCTACAATGATTCCCGAACAGTAGACATCATCGTCATCTTCACTGTACACTAAATCGGTTGTTACCGTCGGTGTCGGCGGTGCATACCCATTCGAAAGAAAATATCCTTTGCTACATGCACCGATCAAATTGTTTGCAATCGGATTATATACAACCATGCCGGAGCTGCCGGAGCTGTCTAAATTGGCGTCGTACGGCGGCGCGTACGCATTCAAAATTCCATTATACAATCGTAAAATCGGGTGCGCTCCCGATCCGATGAACGTGCTAATCCATACTCCACCTCCTCCATCGATGTCAATGCACTTCGGCGTGTACCCCACAATAACGCTGCTTTGGTCCGTTACAGCGTACGTTGCCGGATCGATAGCAACCAGCGTCGTTGCGGTCGCGTGTCCCACCAACAATATCCTATTCGTCAACGCATCATACGCCCCATGTCTGCCCACCCAATCTCCCGTGCTGGACAGCGTCGGCAGGCCGGCAGAAATTGTTGTCAACAGCGCACCGGCCGTTGAATACACTTTTATCTGTCCGTTGTAGCAATCACACACCCAGATTGTATTCGTACTATCGCAGTACAATGTATCACACACATTTCCATCAAACACCCTGTCTGTCGTACCAATTTGTGTTGTTTGTTGGTTCAGCAGTGAAAATTTGTAGAGATATCCATGGAAAACTCCCGGACTGTATAAAAATGCTCCTGACGCCCAATACACATCTGATCCGTGTATCCCGCAAGTTGTTGGTCGGCCGTTACTGTAGTTGGGCGCCGTTTGTCCTGGGAAATACGTGGTTGTTCCGTCATACGCGATCTTACACCAGCAATTTCCACCGCTGTATCCTGCGCCATACATATTCCCCAGAGTATCGGGAATCAACCAATGTTGGCTCAATCCGTTGCTGTTGCTGCCCGGCATCGAAGGAGTGTTGAATGTCATTTTCTTCAGCAATGTTCCGTTCGGGTCCGTAATCCAGATATTCATCCCGTCCGTGTACCATGCATTTCCGTTGGAATCGATCGCGGCATTCTGGCTCGTGTTGAAATCCGCATTGTAATATGGCGTCCATGTCAATGCCATTACAACGGTACCTCGTCATTCAAAAATGTTCTCGTCAAAATCATCTTCGCTCCTGCCACCCGTGCAATGTCGGAATTGCTGCCAAAGTACGTTACACTCCCGCCGGTCGATCCGGTAATGAGAAAATAATTATCAGTATCCTGCGCTTGGCTGTAATCTTCAAACACAACCGTAAAGTTTTTAAAATAATCATCGGCAAATCCGGTGTCCGCAAAATTCAACGTGCTCGGCGCCGTCAACGACGCGAGCTGCACGATCTGTATTTCCGTCAATTCCTGCCACGCGTCGATCCACACGCTGCCGTTCCAATACGGACGAATCCACAACCCCAGCCGGTCTATCGTTACGCCGGCATCATACCTGCTTGTCTTCCGGTACGTCGCCGCAAACAATGTGATATCCGCACCGTTATGTTCAGCAACATGAAAATTGTGTATATCCACCGGCGACAGATAGCTAATGCACTGCACAGTAGGATTGAGATAATTTGTTCCCGCTGGATTCGTGATTTGCGGATATCCGCCGTCCGTGTCATTGGCAAATTTCTTCGCATACCCATCCATCTGCTCCAACCATCCACGATGCCGGTACCGCACAAAGTTGATCGCTTCCCGCGCGCTTCCTACCGGCGGATTACCCAACGCTGTTACCAAGCCGCCAAAATTATTTATGAGCTTCGATGCCAATTCTTTTTCTTTCCCCCCTCATTTCTTATTCTTCCCTTTATCAAAGGGGAGATGTCCCGCCTTGCGGGACAGAGGGGTTACTTATTTTCCTTCTCTGCTTTCTTCTTTGCCTCTGCGTCCGCAGCAGCGTAAAAATCCTTCACGCTCTTTGCGACCTCAGGCGGTATCGCTTCCCTCTTGCCGCGGTCGATCATAAATCTCTGCACAATGTCGTTGATCAAGATTTGATTGTTCTCCGGAGGAATGTCGATCGCGTTATCGATCGTGTCATCCGTGTACAGCGCTGGCTTCCCTTTGATTTCTCCTGCAACGGTCCCCAGAACATTCGCCTCCGAACCACCTGAGAGCAGAATCGTATCGCCTCTTTGATACCATAACACTTCCTTCCGCATCTGGTAATCATTTCCATGATCATAAAAAACATTCGGATCCGTTGTTCCGACAAACATTCTATTTTTTTGTCCCGGCGTTGTCGTTCCCATGTCATCGCCGAGGTAATTGAACTCTTTAAAGGATAGGTTGCTTACATCGATGCTTGTTTCCGACAGCGACCGCGTCACCCATACCTTTGCATTATTCGCTCCCAGATCGATAGCCGTTCCGCTGATCAACGCAAATGTTGCCACGGCGCCGCCCTCTGTAATACGTGCGGTGAAATTCCCGGCAACGACTCCCGCCGCATCGAGCACGACATGAAGAATCGAACCCGCGATAAATTCTCCGCTTGATCTTGTGATTGTTAATTCCGTCGCATCGATCCCCGTAATTTCTGTTGTAAGAAATTCTTGATCCGCTGCTACGGTCAAGATCACCGGTTGATTGTAAAACGGATCGTCCAATCCGTCCAACACCCGGTACATATTCATCACCGCGTCATTGATGTACGCCTGCCGAATCGTATCGAATATATCCTGCCGTGTTATATTGCCGGCCAATCTCCGGCAGATCTCATCTAACTTTCCGTATGTCAATGAATTTTTCGGCATTTCCAATTCCTTCTATATTTCACTTATGAGCGCCGCTGATTGAGGATGACCTGCACATCGAAGGATCCTATAATCTCATGCCAACCGTCGTTTCCGCTCACTTTTACCACGTTCTACCGTCTAACTTCTTGCTTCTATCATTGTTTTACCGGCATCACATTCAACCTTGCATCCGTCAACGCCTGTTGATATGCGCGTGAAAGAATTTCGCCGTGCCAGTATTTTTTTAGTTTCAAGTCCGCAGCATCCGGATCCGTTTCCAGCACGATCACATTCAGTACACTGGCTGCTAAAATATTTCCCGTGGGCAAATTTTCTCCTGCCAGTACCACAGTGCTGTCATCCGTTCGTGATTCGATCCTTCCGCCGTACGTCGCAGTAGCCGTTCCAAAGGCAATCAACTTGTTCACATCGCCGTTTACAAAGGCACGACTCATTGTGGCCGTCAACGTTCTCGTTGCCGCAGTGTATGCTCCTGCCGCTGTGCTCCAGAATCCGGATCCCACTGCTGTCGTGATCGGAACAATATCCGTCGGCGTCGAGATATACCGAACGTACGCCGATCCACTGGCAATTCCCGCCGTTACGATTACGCCGTTCTCTTCCCAGAATACCGGCTTCGTAGCACTCGGAACGATCATCCTATTCGTTCCTGCTTTCACGTCTTCGATATCGTTCGGCGGCACGGGGTAAAAACTTACACTCGGCAGCCCGGCATTGCGTACGCCCAGCACAAGAAACGCATCCACCGGTTTGATCACCATTCCATTGTTCGTCAACGCGCCGCTTTCTTTGACGTATTCCGGAAACATCGTCTCGAATCGTTCCGGGCCGTATTCCAAAAACTTTTCTTTCAGAAAATCCCGTACCGCTTCGTTCACCTTCTGTGTAAGATACGCGCTCGTGTACGGCTGCACATCATCCGTCGCCAGGAGTCTCGGCGTTTTCAGCAGGCGCGCAAGATTCAAAACAATGATATTAAAATTCGTCGTTGCCATTAAAATCCTATCCTATCGCTCGAATGTTCATGCCGCAGAATCCCTGCGAACGTTTCTTTCCACGTTTCATACTTCGCCGTTTCTGCACGATCGAGATATTCTGCCTGGCGTTTTCCATCGCCTGTCAATCTCGCTAGTACTCCGACCATCATCACATAATCCCAGCGCTTATCTGTCACCGGATCCGCACCGAAGGCCAACGCTACCGTGGGATTGCCGTATGCAAGATATCCCAGCGTCGCATCTTCCACCGGTACCGGCCACACACTCAGCTGTCCCGCCCATGCATATCCTTTCAATGGCTGCGCCGACGGAACGATACGTGAACTGTACCGGTCCCATTCGTCCGGGTTCTCGATTATCTCCAGCGGCCTTCGCCATCCTTCCGGTGTGATGAATGCCCGGATCTTCGCAACACTGGCAGGAATCGCATACGTATTCGTCCCGGCCACCAGCGCTATCGTGCCTGAGACTTTATACGCTTTAAACACGTCGCTAATTTCTTCATAGATACTTTGCAATTCGTCCAGCACGCCGTTTCTGGTGAATGCATGTTCGCCCTTCTGCCCTACCTTAAACAGCACATCGGCAACGATCTTGTCTACACGGTTCGCCATGTCAGTTCGCCCACAGACGGCTTATAAAACCTGTTCCGCTCTTGGCCTTGCGATACACATATTTGGCATATTCGATCAGCTGCCAATGTTCGCCTTTATATACCGTCCGCCATGTCGTGTCATTGTTCGTACGGAACAGCAGCGTATCGCTGCCGGAACTTTCATTCGTAATCGTCAGCTGCACCACAGCATAATCACCGCTCACGGCAAGCGTGTCCGGTGTCGTGGTGATCTTCTTTTCACTCGTCACCTGAATGCTCAGAGGTTTCCAGTTCTGGCTGTAACAGACATCGGCACAGCTGGTCATCATCAACATTGCCGTGCCGATCAAGATCAATACAATTTTTTTCATACGTGCCTTTCTCCTTTGCTCTCCCCCTTTCTGGAGGGGGAGATACAGAGGGGGTTGCTGATTCATCACTTTTTCTGCGCCGGTTTCGGAGCAGCAGTCGCGGCAGGCGCGGCCGGTTTCGGAGCAGCAGTCGCGGCAGGCGCGGCCGGAGCTGCCGGAGCTGTTGGCGTTTCGACATCGCCGGTTTCTTCCGTCTCATTTTTTGCCCGTTTGGCAATCACGCCCTGGGCATACTCATACACGTCCACCAGCTCGTCTTCCGTCAACGTCTTCAACAGATCATGCACGGTTTGTGTCTGGAACGTTTTTTTGAATGCGTAGTCGTCCAGATTATCCTTTCCGTCCGACAGCTCATACAGGTTCGGATGGGTCCGCAATAACGCTTCTCCCAATCCCGCCGGCACGTCACACGACGGTTTGAATTCATACTTCGCGCCGCCTTTGCTAATCGTGTGCGGTAATTCCACGGTTCCCGGTTTTATCCGGAGCTTTATGGTGTCACCCATTGTCTTGTTTCCTTTCTCCCGGTACGATCAATCGACCGCACCGGGAAATAAAAGTTTCTTAATTCGTTACGATCCGATAGAGGTATAATTCCACGTCCCATCGGCGAGACCGGCCGTGCCGCTCTTTTTGTAGAGCTTCTGCGCACCAGTCGTGTCATCTTGGATCGTGCTTCCGTTAGGTGCTTTATCGAAACTTCCGGCACTAATCGCTGTCGACGGCGCAGGATAGATGATCCGGTGAATCGGCCCAATGTCATCCTGCAACACTTCCACTCGTGTTCCATCCGGATATCCAAAATCGGATATGTGAGCGTCCGGCACGCTGCGTAATACTGTTACACTCATACTATGTCCTTTCTCCGCTCTCGCAGAAATAATGTTTATCGTTTTCTGAAATACCGGTCAACCCGCAAATACACTTTGCTCGCTTTGGCCGTCAGCGTTGCATTGCCCGATGCACTTGCCGAGACACTCAATCCAAATTGATCGTATCCCTGCCAATATGCACCGGGCACCACGATGGAACTCATTTTCGCCGTCGCCGTGGTACTCGTGGGCGTATCGATCTGCACGCATGTTGCCTGGGACGGCAATGTCCAGCTGTCTTTCGCTTTCCAATACACGGTGAGTTTATACGTCGAATCCGCCGTCACATACCACGTCACTTTCACACTGTCCGGAAATGCGTTTTGCAAATCGGTCAATCGTGTTCCGTTGTACGTCAACGTGTAATACGTCAATCCATCCTTGTTCTGTGTCATCGTGCTGTCCACAGCGCTGTTCTTCAGCTGCAAACCTTTATACAATTCATCGGTGACGCGAAAGACTTGTGCTTGCACCGGTTGAACAACGAATGCCGTCAACATCGATATCATCAACATGAGGATTACAAAAATATTTTTTGTCTTCATACCGCTCTTCCTTTCTGTCCTTCATAGGACATTTGTTCTTTTTTCACTGGCCAACTTCCTATTCTCTTCTCGATTCAAAAACCGGGAGGCATGCACTTGCACACCTCCCTCTTGTTTAATTCGAGTACTTGAACTTATGCGGGCTGTAGCTCGCAATCACCATGCTGCTGGTGTTTTCCAGGAACGACCCGGCACTGAGGATGTTTCCATTCTCATCCGGGATGCCGCCGTCCTGATCAAAGATGTCGTTGCGAACAACGCTCTCGATCGTATCAATGCCGATACCCTGGACATTTTCATAATCCCGAACGTTTTCTTTCAGCTTCATCTTCTCACCCACGCAAACCGACAAGGCGCTCTTGCCCATCAAGATCGCGAGCTTCTTGTTGCTCGTGTCGAGCGTGTTGATCCAGTTGCCGACCTTGATGCCTGCACCGCGCAGCGCTGCGGTCGCAGCCGGTCCGTATTCCACCGTTCCATCGGTCACGTTGGAATCGTCCGCGTGCGATCGTACACCCCAGAGTTTCAAATCCGGGATGATTAATGCACCGCCCAGATACACTTCGGCAGCTTTTCCTAACGGATGCTTCTTCAGATCCTCCGGCATATTTTTGACCCAGTCAAGGTAATCCGGATCTTTGCGCAATTGCTTGATCTGCGCATCGCTGCAGAAGATCAGATGGAACGGCGTTCCGGCCAGCGTTACCAGCGGAGAAATTTTCCGTCGATATGCTTCCAGCACGGAGTTCTCGATCAGATCGGCGCTAAAATAATCGCTCGCCTGATCGGCCAAACCGTCGCACGCCGCAGCCACCGCTGCTTCATACGCGGTCGTATACGGACGCCCGTTCGTGTAGCTCACGAATCCGTCACCCGCCACTAAGAAGTTCGGATGGGATTTTATTCCCAGCCCGCGTCCACCGGCTCCGCCTGCAGCAACCAACAGGTCACGACTGTAGCCTGCCAGCGTTGCAAGAATGAAGTTGCCCGGATGGTAATCTTCACCGAACCATGTGGTGATCGAGTTACTGGCTTGCGTCACCAGATAATCTGCATAGCCTTTGGTGAGCTGCCGGCTCATACCGGTCGGCTTGGCCACGGCTTTGCGCGTGCGGTTAATACTGGCCGAACGCCACGCCAGCTTTTGATCCTCTTCCTGTCCTTCCAACGGCCGGTCGCCGTGTGTCGGCATGCCGGTCAATCGGACCATCACGGGGATCCGCATATCCATTTGCCCGTCCTTCACAAACTCTTCGAAGAGTTCGATCGGCGCACCGGTCAACGCAGGCGGTTCACCCGGATTGCGAACAGCGATATCCTTCCCAACCGATTTCACATAGTTGGGCGCCACACATTCTGCGAATTTATTACCCCACCACTGGCGGCGTTTTATCTTCTCGGATAAAATATCCACCTTCCCGTAGCTTGTGCTTTCAAAAACACTAAATCCCATAACACATTTCCTTTCTCACTTCTCCCGTTGTATTGCCGGGGAAGTTATTTCGGCATCAGCGCTTCCCGCTTCTCCGGATGCTTATCCAGCTCGTCCAATTCTGCATCGCTCAGCGATCCAAGAACTGCCGGATCTGTTAAGTCCAGAGTATCCGCTTTCTCGCGTCGTGCCGCCTGGTCTCCAGGCAACCCGGCGTTCGATATCGTTGACGGTTGTCGTTTGCCGTTTCGGTTAATATCATCGATTGCTTGCGTGCGTCCGTTCCGTTCCTTCACCAATCCTATCTGCTCCTCAATTTTTTCGCGGTTTGTCAGATACCATTGATCGAAAAAACTTCCCTCGCGTAAAAACTTGACACCGCTGCGCTGTTCAAAGGCATTGGCATTGGCGAGTTGCTTCGCGACAAACGCGTTCAGATCTTCGTCTTTCAACGGTAACTCGATCTTCTTCGCGTATGCTTTGATCTTCTCTACCTCTGCCGACTTGATACGGTCATTGTGCGTCACCGATTCTTTCTGTGCCGTCACATGATCCTGCGCTTCCTTCACCCGTCGCTGAAACAACTGCGGAATCTGTGTCTTCAGTTCAAAGTATGAAACGGAGTCTCTCCGCCGCAGATCTCGCATGAATTCCTCTGTCACCGTTTGGTCCAATAAGAATCCATCAGGGATCGTCACACCATCCGCCAGTAAATCACGGATCGTTTGTGTACTCATCACATCTTCTCGCGTCGCTTCAAACACGGCAGCCGCCATGCGTTGCTGCTCCTGCAATGCCGCCTCGTTAGAGTGTCCAGCGTTTCCCGTTTCCGGTGTCTGGCTTCCTGCCGCATTGCTCGGTGCACCTGATGCAATGGCTGCGTCGAGCTGTGTATAAATTTCATTGACTTTTGTCCAATCACCCGTCCGGCGCGCTTCATTGATCGCGCCCAGCGGATCCAACTCTTCCCATTTCCCTGAATACTTCAACGGCTTGCCGGTGTTGATCACACCCCATGCAAGCTCTTCCGTCGTCTTAAATTTATTCCCTCCGTACGGAAATTCTTTTTTCCGTGCCGCTTCTGCCGCCGCTGCCTGAGCCGCAGCATCATCACCGCCGCCTTCGCCTTCTTTCTTCGGTGCAGGCGGAACAACTCCCGTTTCCAGAATTTTCTTTCGTGTCGCTTCATCCGTGGCTTGTTCGGCTGCCGTCAACACTTCTTCGCTCAAAAGAGAGAGATCTATCGGACCTTCATCGGTCGTTGTTACCGGCGCCGGTGTTACAGGGGCAGCAGGAGCTGCTGGAGTTGCTGGAGTTGCTGGCTGTGTGGCCGCTGGAGGTGTCGTTGCTGGAGCTGCACCGCTTCCCGGCTCTTCATCAAAAAATCTTTTTACCTGTGTTTCGATTCTCATTGTCTCTTCTCCTTTTTGGGCTTCCGTTCCTCACGAGAGGTGTCCCGGTTATAGTTAATAAAAAAGCCGCTGTCCAATCCCTGCCGGGACTGAATCAGCGGCTCATCACCTACTGAATAAATTTCTCTATGTGTTATTCCTTTTGGCTATCGGCCTTTTTTCACAACTTTCCGTTCGCGTTCTTTCGTCACCAACGTTACCTGACTGTTTTCGATCTGCACTTCAAAGATCAACCGGCCGTTCTCGATCGGTACCTTCTCGCCATACTTCCAATCATTCAGCTGCTGATCGATCAGATCGTGAATATATTCGCGTTCAACGCTCACTTATTTTTCTTCCCGCCGGCAGCTTCCTCCAGCTCTTCATCCGTCATCTCGCTCGGATCTTTTCCCAGCGTGCGCTCGAACGAACATTGTTCGATCGAAAATTCAAAGCGCTTGCTTTCGCCATTATACGATTTATCTTTGTCCACACTGGTAATTTGATCCACGTTCACGATGGCCGTCATCAACAGCTTGTCACCGCTTTCCAATCCTTTGATATGCATCGGCACTTCCAGATCGTTCGCGTTGATCGTGGCAAACCGTTTCTTCTTTTCCTTCTTCGGTGATGCTCCCCCCACTTCCATTGTTTTGCCTTCATCTTCCTTCGGCCAGTATCCCGCTTCTGCTAATTGTTTCATAACGATCCTTTCTTAGGCTCCTACCCGTTTTTGCACTTGTTCTAAAATCGCATTTTTCTGGATGCCGTTCATCATCAACTGATTCTGTCCGACACTCTGTTTGATCGCACTCTGTGTTTGCAGCTCGCCCATTTTTGCTTTCATCACCTGCTCGGCGAACGCCTGCATCTTCGGTGCAATCGGGTTGTCCCATAGACGGAATGTTTCCGGCCAGTTCACAAACTCTGCGGGTACCATTTTGACAAACTGCATCATTTCTTCAAACTTGATCATGCGCATGGTTTGGTCTAACTGCATCGTGTCCGGGGTAAAGTCATACTCCCCCTGACGCACATCGTTCAACACGCCGTCCAACGTCCGGTAATTCACCTGCATCCAATACGCACCGATCTCTTTCTTGCCGACAATCACGCCCGGCATGCTTTGCATTTCATCGGAGGGTTCTGCCAGGATTCGTACAGCACGCTCACTCGTCAAATAGGTTTGGATCAATCCGTCCACATACGAATATGTCAGGCGCATGGCTTTGATCATGTGATTCATAAACAATGCCTGCATAATCTTCCCCTGCATCACACGGGCATTAAACAAGGTCGCCGGCTCGTTCGCGCTTTCTTTGCGGCCTTCCATATTCGCCGTAATGTTCAGAATCTTCTGCACCAGATCGCGGTCTTCTTCCGCGTAGCCGCTTAACAACGTCACGAGGTCGCTCGGCGGATACCGCTTCTCCGGAGGTTTTTCCCCTTTGAAAATCATCAACCTTCCGCGCACTTTACTCAGCCACGGTTCCTCGTCTTCGATCGCTCCCTTGTGCGCTTCAATCGGAGGATTCACCATATCCATAATCGCTTCCAGGGCAGTCATTCTTCGTTGATTGTACGAATCCTGTGCATCCATGCCCGGCATAATCAAACTCAACACTTTCGTTGCATCCGGATGCAAATCATGCGCGACTACAATCTGATGCTGCCATCCTTTGTTTTGTACTTCATACGGAGCTTCAAATAACAAATTCTCCGGCAGCAGTCCGGGTGCAGCAGCCATCCGCCAGTATTCTTTTCGCGTCACATTGTCCACCACCTGCCCGCGCGGATATTGCGCTAACAAATTTGCCACCGGCGCTTCATCGATGGCATTCGCTTCACCGGACGGCTGTTCAATGTTCGTCGATCCGGTTTCCGTTGTCTTTGTTACCGCTTCCGGCAGGTCAAAGGTTTGCCGGCTTTCCGGATCATAAAAAACTTTGGAGTGCACGACACGACGATCGTGGAATTCGATCACGCGATACATCCCGTTCGCCGCATCGATGAAATCCGTTTTATACGGATTCCCTTCCAGCGTCGCTTTGATGCCCAGCCAATCCATCGCACCGTTCCACACACGCGTCAACCAGCCCTGTGCTTTGCCGACATCCTTGTACGCCGCTTCCAACGTCTTCGCACGCTCTTTGATCAATGCCACTGTTTCCGGTTTCAGGTAACGGGAATAAATCGATATAATTTCATCGCTGGTATAAAATCCTGTCACTTCGTAATACCGGCGTTTCTCCGGATTGTTCAGCGGTGCGTCCGGATCCAACAAAATTGTCAGCGGATCGGCTGCTTCGGTTATCCCTACGCCTTCGATATCTTCGGAAAAATCCATCCGGTTATTGATCGCACCGATGCCGCAGATCGCTGCATCGATTCCCGCCTTGGCAATCTCGTCATACCCGTTGCAGTTCGGCATCCACCAATCTCCCACCAGCACATTGTGGAGCTCCGTTGCATCTTCATCGCCGGCACGTTTGGGTACCGCTTTCAACACGGTTTTATTTTGCGTCAGCGTTCCGCCGATATACAAAATGGCTCCCAGGAGCAAATTGAACACCTTCGCCGGCCGGTGCTCTTCGTCCAGGGCTTTGCGCACTTCCGCATCGATCTGGTTGCCGATGATATACTCATAACACTTGATCGCCATGATTCTCCACGCGCGCCATCGTTCCGCCAGAGAAATGTGCACGGCCGAGAGTTTTTCCACCTTGCTTTTTTGATCGTCTTCCATCACCGGCAATGCCGGCATCGACGTCTTCACCTTACTGCGAATCATTGTTTGTTCATCGTCCATGCTCTATCCCTGTCCTGGTCTCCAGGCCTTCCCAAATGATTTTTTCGGACCTGCTTCGTGTTTGTAGTCGCTCGGTGTGCGGCTTGCCGTGCTCTTCGGCGCCGGCGCTTTATACACCGCCATGCACTCATACCGCTGTTCGTCTAAGGCGTGGTCGCTTACTTCCGGATCGTTGCCGCGGCCTTTGATGTCGTTCGGGTTTAATTCGTCATGCTCGGCCGCAAGGATTTCATCAATCAACGCTTCGTTGGAATCCACGCGAAAATAAAACCACATCTTCCGGCGCATCATATCTTTCCAGACGCCCCAGCCGTTCACACGATCCGTCACGGCTTTCTCCAGCGTCAATCCCTGCGCTTCAAACAGATCGGCAAATGTTTTTTCTTCACCGATAATAGCCAGCTTGTCATGATGTGCCCATGCGTCGTGACCGCTCACCACCTGATCCGGCATCCGGCCTCGTGTGTATTTGTTCGTGCGGATGAACGTCATTACATTGTCGACATTCTCGGACATGCCCGCGTTGGCTTTGTAGTATGTTCCGATACGGTACGATTTTCCTGTCAGATCGATGGCATGCAATCCGAAACTACAAGCACTCGTCCAGCCCGGATCGAAACTCCCGACAATTCTCCAGCGGTCCGGAATCGTAAATGGTTCCACTAACTGTCCGCCTTGTTCTTCCGGTGTCCCGCTAAACTCATCAAAGAAATCTCCGCTGAATGCATCCCAATCGTTCTGCAGCAAGGCACGCTCATGTTTTTTCCCCTGCGCTTTCACGCGTCCGGCATAACCGGGATCGCGCTGCATCAAAATCGGATTATCCGTCAACCGTGCGGGAATATACGCCCGGCTCATCATATCGCGTAATTCTTGCGGCGTGGCCTGCCTGTCGGTGACCCGCTGGGTAATATCGATACCGCATGGATTGCGCACAGGATCTTCTGAAGGAAGCAGGTACCGAATTTTAAACGGCTCGGTGTCCTTCACGAATCTTGACCGCACCCATTTCAATCCTGCACCGATCGGATTGGCCGTGCCTCTGTATCGCACGAATAAATTTGGAATCACCGTCCGGCCTCTGCCCAGCAAATGCAAATATTGCGTCAGCGTAAATTGCTCCAGCTGATCGAATCCGATGAACTGATATTCCATCGAGTCATGATCAAATTTATTTTTCTCGGATTCCAGATGGCAGATAAAAATTCTGGCACCGCTCGGAAATGTCCAGCTCGGTCCGGGATCGCCGCGCCGTCCCAATAATGGTTTGCCGCCATAAAACTTGTAGTAATTATTTGTCTCTTCAATCAGCTTCGTGAACTCCGTGGATTTTCTCCGGAACAACACGCCGCGATAATTCGGAACGTCGATCGCTTTTTTGCCGAGCGCCGTTTGTTCAAATTGCAATCCCAGCGCATCGATGCACAGCTCCCAGGTTTTCCCGCCGCCGACTCCGCCGCCGTACAGCAGTTCATCGGCGGCACATTGCAACGCCGCCGTTTGCGGGCCATCTTGCGGTTTGATCACCACCATCGCACTACTCGGCGCTGCTGGGCAAACGCACAACATTCCCGTCAAAAGCAGGAACCACAAATGTCGGTGCTTCAATTTTCTCTCCTCCGCTGGTCACATCCACTTTTCGTTTCCAATTCTCCGGGTCGCGATTCGCTAAATAAAATTCAAGGCACTCCGGATCCGCCGCGATTTGTTTCACCACGGTCTTCGTTACATGCAGCTCCTCGGAAAGCATCTGCGTGATCTTCTCGCCCTTGACTTGCCGCATCACCATCACCGGCTCCATCGTTACTTCGGCAAAGTTGTATCCGCACGCGCGTCTGAAGAGACTGTTTTCGACCGCAAGAAGTGCTTTTTTTCGTCCCTGTTGTACCACTGCCTTAAATTTTGAGTTCTGTTTGTAACGATTGAGCGTGCGCTCACTTACACCACATGCGTATGCTACCTGCTTATCCAAAAGCCCCGCGCCGTAGAGATTCAGAATTGCATCGCAATTCATCCGCTCGTGCACCTTTTCTACCGGTATACGAGACGATCTTTTTTTCTTTTTCTTGGGGATTTTTTTCGACTTTTGTTTCATCGCTTCGAAGCCTTTTCCTTTAGGGATGGAGCCGCTGCCGTTATCCGACATCACGGCTCCTTAGGATGTTGGCTATACCAACATAATCTTTTTGTCAACCCCGTTCCACTACTTGTTGTGCACATCCATGACACACGTAGTATCCAGCCCGAAATACTTTCTTGCATCCACCAATTCTTCACGCGCTCCATCTATCGAGCACTTTATAGCTTCTTTTCCCTCTACGAGTCTTTCATCGGCAAATCTAAAGACTCCAAATCTCGACCGCCTGCCTGATCTTATTATTCGTAAAAATGGCCGGAAAGTGCGCGTATTCTTCACAAATTGAAACGCCTCGTCTTCTTTCATGTTTAAAACCGTTACCTGGATAATGTAACTCATTTTCCACTCCCTTCCCTCAAGTCAACCGGCGCTGTGAGAATCGCTTGTGCCTCTGCCTCCTCTTTTCCTGTGTCATCCTCAAGTTTCGTTTTCTCCCGTGTTCGCCACCGCACGATCTTTTCTCCGGATACCCGTTCCATATAAAACGGCGCACTCCTGCTGAGCGCGCTGCACAGCGGCCGCAGCCAATCCTCCGCCGTTTTGATCGTTATGGAGAGTTCTGTTCCGTTGTCAAACTTCTCTTTGGCATCCTGCACCCCGGCATCGATCAGGTCGCTCCACTTCGCTTCCTTCTCCCGCTTCATCACTTTCCGGACGACCTTCTCAAACTTTGGCTTCAGGATAATACTTTTCAGCTGCTCCATACTGCGGACTATTGGAGGTTCTCCACCATTGTCAAAGATAATTTCTCCTTTGCTTCGTCTTCCCCCCTCTCCCTCTCCCCCTCTCCCTGTGTACTGTTCTGACTCATTGTCGCGCAAGAACTTATGTCGTCGCGTACGGTCGGAAGGCGGGTCGCATTTGATGTTGTGGCATCGGCAAAGTGGCTCATGATTGCTGCCGTCGATCGGATTATTTTCAGGATTATTATCGATATGATGCAGCACCATGTTCGCCGAACAGTCGCCCGTTGCCCACAATTCGCCGTTTCTATTACGCTGTGCTAAATATTCGTCATCGCCCAGGTCGCGTGCTTGCTGCACGGCACACACCGGCCCGGGCCATACTTTGCCCGCTGCTTCGTAAATACGTTGCTGTTCGGAATAACATCGTTGTAACGCCTTTTTTCGTTGTGAAATGGTCAGCCTACTCATCGTTTTTTATCATCTTTCTATCGTGTACTTTGTCATCGTTGCACCAACATTCCGTCGCCTTTTTCTTATGCAGGTCTAAACTCCCTCTCAATAGTTGCTTTCGTTCCATAGACTTTTTTTATATAACTTTCTGCGCTTTTATATGAGTAGAACTCTTTGATGTTTCATCATTTTCCCTTTCTTTTCACCTTCCGGTCCCACGATCTTTCCCGGCTCATCATTTAATAAAATTATTTTCCGCTCTGGCTCTGTTATTGTATTTGCTCCCGGATAATATACAGCGGTACAATCCCCAGCAAAAACCAGCCGGTATACCGATACACGATCCTTCCACCTCCTGTTTGTGTCCGCCATGTTCTCTTAAAAATCATTGTGCACCTCGTTTTTCTTTCCTCTTCGTCATATGCAATTCTCCATAAAATCTAAAATATCGTGCAGGCATCCATTGTTGAAAACGCAATTCTCTCGTGAGCTAAAGACGTATTGTCTCCATGGTCTGTAAAAAGAAAGCATCCCGATCTCTTTTCCGGACCTATTGTTAAAGATCCTATACACCGGATGTCGTTCAAACAATTCATCATTCACCTGCCTAATTGTGATGAACTTATATTCCTTTTCATTCGTCATTTCGGATACTCTCCCCACACCTTCCCATCCAGCTCCGGCATTTTCACAACCTGGCCATCGATTTCCATTTGCTTCAAGAAAAACGGTACTTTCGCAATTACACACTGATCACGCAGCGATCGAAACCATTCCACCTCCGCCGGCCGTCTCTTCGGCCCGCTTTCACATCCGGCAATCACCCAATGAATATCCCCATAGATTCTTATTGCTCCTCCGCCATCAAATTCTTCATATAAATATTTTTTTAAATCTATTTTTTCCAGTAATGGTTCACAGCTCACAAATCGTATGGTAGCAGGAGTTTGTAATAATATCGGTATTCGCTCATCTGCGAATTGATCAGGCGCCGCAGGATACCCGCACCGTCCTGCCAGCCGTTTCGCCATACGCTCGGCATAACAATGCTTGCACCCTGGCGATATTTTATCGCAGCCCGTCACCGGGTTCCACGTCTCGTCGCACCATTCGATGTTCGTCATATCTCTTTTTCCTCGCTTGTCACCATCGCATCATCTCGCGTGTTTGTTCTGCACGCCGCTCCTGCTCGTCCTCGCGCAGCTCTTCGATACTCTGCCGGCCCAGAAACAAATTGCACTCCACATCCCCGCCGCCTTTGTCCCATTTCGGAGTGGTGGCAAAATACCGTTGATTCTTTTCCGGCGGATCGGTTGCCCGCCGGCATTGTTTGGCCAGCGGGCATGTCGTGTCCCTACAATTCGTCTCGGCCATTTAGCACTTCCCCAACGTTTTCGGCAGAGGGATAAGAGCATCGTACCGCTCCAGCACCGTATCGATGGCATCCATCGTGGCCTTCAGCGATTCCCGCTCCTTCACCAACTGCTCCAGCCACGCCGGCGTCACCGCTTCTTTTTTTTGCGTTCCGCTTGGTAAAGTCGTTGATCGTCGTTTCAATCCGCTTCTGCCTTGGCATTTCTTCGCTGCTCGGCGCCACGCCCGGCAATTTTCCGTTTTTCTTCATCACGCGTTTCAAATAGTATACATCCTGGTCGCTGCACTGATCCGCTAAGACAACCATAATTTCCTTGATGGTCTTTCCTTGTTTCAGCAGATCTTCTGCCGTTACTTTCGCTTCTACATTTTGCCACATACTATGCTCCTTGTGTTATTACATGATATTGTTGATTGATCGTTCAAAAATATCGCGCTGCCGATTCTTACGGATGGAGAAAAATGCACACCCTGTGTTTTTTCGCCATTTCCCAGCTTACGTGCTTTCTATATTCGTTCCCGGGAAAAGAACAAGCGTGCTTTGACCCACGCTCAGCGCGATATACTTACATCACTTCTTACTTTTCTTTCCCTTGGTTTTTCTCACCTTCGTTTTAGAGACTGGCTTATCTGTCTTGTTGGGCTTCTTTGTCAACTCCGCCAATTCCGCAGCATGCTGTTGTTCCACTTCTGCACGGACAGCGTTCTCAACCTGCTTCGTGTCGATACCCAGACTCTTTGCTTTCTTCTCCAGGTACACCACCGCATCTGCATCGTCGCCGTTCATGAAGTCATCCACTTGATACAGAATCGCTTTCATATTCAACAGCTGTATAGCGACGGCCAGCTTTTGATTTTCAATCTTCCCTTTGATGCCGAGCAATTTCTCTGCACTGTAACTACTGTAGAAAGCATTATCCAGCACGGAGTACAGCTCTTCGATAGTCGTTTTATCCAACACCTTTGGCACGCGCCGGGCAATCAATTCCAGCAGGCGATTGCATAAAGTTCTGACTATCTCAATGGCGATGTCTCGCTTGACGTTCTCGATCTTTTCTTTCTTTTCATCCTTTTCCTGTTTGGCCGCTTGCTGTTCCGGATCTGCCTTCGGTGTTTCCTTCGGCATCTTCTTGGGCTTCACGGTGAGAATTTGCCCGCGCTGGTCGCCGTCCCACACCATCGCCTTCACCGTTCCCGGATCGCCTTCTTTTGCTTTGCTCCAATCGCTGCGCTGCAGCACGTCGCTCTTGCGGGTATAGGGCTCTTTGGTGATCAATACAAACGGGTCACCGCTTCGTTGCAACATCCGGTGCTGCCGTTCGCGGTATGCCTTCATCTTTGCCTTCACGCATTGAATGTCCGTGCAGATCACACTCTTGCCCAGGTCGCCGAACAAGTTCAAATTATTCGCGGAACATTTCGGGCATAGTTCACAGGAGCCGGCAGATTTCACCAGTAACGGATCGGTCTTGTCAAAAGCATACTTGTCCAGCTGGCAATGAAACATCGCTTCGATGTCTTTTAAAAATTCCTTCGTATCCGGCTGGCCTGTTCCCAGATTATACCGGTACCGTCGCATCGTCAAAAATTCTTCCTGCTGTGCGTGCGTCATGCGCGCAATAGCCATGGCTTCCGTAAAGTTGATGTGGTTCTCCACAAAATACTTTTTCCATGCCGACGTCAGGTTCAGCAGCACCATCGTTTTCGCAACACGTTCCGGCGTGCGGCTGCATTTCTTCGCAATCGCCGGCACATCGTAGTTTAGTTTTGCCCACCGGCCATACAGCTCCGCCTCTTCCATCGGCTTCAAATTCTCGCGCACAAAACTGATCATCTGGTATTCCTGAGCTTCTTCGTCCGTCATGTCGCAGATCTCTGCCGGAACTTCTTCCAATCCCACAGCCATCGCCGCTCTCCACCGGCGTTCGCCGTCCACCAGTTCATACTTTGCCTGCTGGCCATTGGTGTTGGGATGTTCGCGCACAAGGAGTGCTTCTATGACACCTTTTTCTTGTATGCTCGCCGCTAATTCTTTATCGGCGGGTGAATCGAATTCACGGCGCGGGTTCGTTGTACTGGGAACGATGAGCGTCGTAAAAATAAGTTTGTGTTTCATACTTACCTCGTTATTGATTGATTGTGTAATGTTGATTGATGATGCAGCAGAAGTTCCACCTGGTCGATCGTGCACAGCATCGTTCCTCGCTCGATCTCCTTCAAGATCTTCCGCGTGTCCCATGCTACTCCGCATACTTTTCCGCATCCGGGACCGGGACAGATCAGGTATTCCATCGAAGGATGTTTATGCAAATCATCTGCGCGTACAACTGTTTCGTGGCCGCACGCGCAGTGCACTACCGTATACCGTGCATCGAGCACCAAAGTGTCATCCTCTCCACATCCGGATCGTGTCCGTCTTGCCGATCACCGATTCGATGGTATCGAGTATCTCCTGGCCGTCGCCAATCGTCAGCTCGTTGCCCGGATAAATCGATTTCGCAATCGCCACATAACACTGCTCCAGCAATTCAAAAATTTTATCCGCCACCGCACTCGCCGCCTGCCGGTTCTTTTGTGCATCTTCTGCTTTTTTGTTTAATGATGGATCATCAGCTGGCGCCGCCATTCCACATGCATCAGTTACCGGATCAATTTCCTGTTTCCCGTGCACACCGTCCACCAGCGTCACTTCTCCGGCGCCAGGGATCGGTGTCTTTTCCGGTATTGGTTCCACATGCGATGCAATCATTCCTGCACCTGTCGGCAAAACCGTGTTTGTTTCTTCCTGTTCCATACATCCTCCATTGGTTGTTGTGATTGTTTTGTTAGTTGTTTTGTTAGTTGATACATGCAGTTTACACCCGAATTTTTCCGCTGTGAGCAATTCCGCCTTGTATTCCGAGCCGTCCATTACGGTCGCGCCATCTTCATCCGGTCGTTGGTAAAAAACTATCTTGGGATTTTTACAATACCTTACTCTATATCCGTACACATTTATTTGTTCCTCTTCAGTCTCAATGCGTTTATAT